ACAATGGCCGCGATGCCGGCGATGACCATCTTTATGAGGAAAGTAATACCAACGGTGGTGACGTCTATCGCGAAGCCAACGGCGCCGATTGCAATCACAATCATCCCAAGTGCTATGACGACGACTCCTGCAAAAGCTTTAACGGCGGGGGCAAGATTGACTAGTTTTACAAGTCCCATTACCAACTGTTTTATCCCCGACAGAACTGGGCCCAAAGAGATTGCGAATTGGCGCATCAAAGTTGCCCACACCTCTGCGACGGTATTATAATCGGCAGTTTGCTGTGCGAGCGCTTCTATCTCTGATGATGTTTTTTGGACTGCACCTTCAACCAAGTCGAATCTGCCCTTCATCACCAGTGCAAGTTCATTGACATCGCTCAGGCCCATGGAGGAGGCGATCATTTTTCTTTCGTAATATTCCATACTATCAAAAGATTTACCGGTTTCTCGAATTGCGTTGGACATAAGCTTCATTCTTTCAGTAGGATCGGTTGTTGTCACCATTTCCAATGTACTCAGATAGGGTCCACCCAAGGCAGCATTTAATCTACCGACAGCTTCGGCAGCAGTATCAAATTTGTCGAACTTTTCCGTAATATTCATCATTTGTTCAACGGACATTCCTGCTGCATGGGCATTGATGGCCATCTTTTTGAATACTTCCGTGCTTTGTTTTCCAAACGCTGCCAACTTAGGCATCGCACTGGTGAAATCCTCGGCCATTTGTTGTGGAGGCATCCCGACGGCTTGTGCGAGCACAAATAAATCTCTCTGGGTTTTTGCTGCTTGTTTTCCACTTTCTCCGAGGACCGCTGTTAAAAATTGAATATTGTTCGCTGTCGTATCGGTGCCGATCCCCAACTCGTTTAACATTGCGGTAGTTTCAACAACTTCGTGGCGATTTGCCGCAGACATCTTTTTGTGGCTCGTAATTTTTGTTGCCATAGAAGTATAACTGTCTGCGATATCTCCTATGGTTACATTATATTTCATCATGTCTTTTTCAAGACTTGTTATTTCGTTAGCATAAAGATTGTGGGCGCCTGTTGCTTTATTAAAAGAAACGAGAGACTTGTCAGTTTCATAAGCCAAATGCATTGTCGTTTCAGCCATTTTTGCGGTAACACTTATAAGCAGATGAGCCGGGTGGAAAGTCGCCTTTAGCTGCTTGATAAAATTTTCCTGCTCCCCCGAGTTCAGCATTAATGCGACAGTAGTGTTTGCGATGCTGGCGCCCACTTCTTTTCTCAGACCAATCATCCTTCCCATGCCACGTACAAGCTGCGCACCCGCGTCGATTTGATCTTCCATAGCAGCGGTGGCTGCCTCCACTTTCTTTTTGATTTGATCTTGTGTAAGGCCCATTTCTTCATACTTTTCCTTGAGCGCTTTCATCTTATCCCGTTGCTCGTCTGTCATAGTCCCTTGCTCGACGAGCGACTCAAGCAGTATTTGTGTTGCCTCGGCGGTTCTCTCTGTCGTCGCAGCCATTTTATCCATGACCGCGTTGAGGCGTTCGAACAGTGCAATCGTTTCACGAGATGGTGTTGAGGCTGAGGGCGTGTCTGGTGTGTCTGGCATTAATTATTGTTCCTTAATTCTTCTCTTACTTGAATGGCCATTTGATGCCTGTTGTTTTTTCGAATGATCCAACTGCCCTTTGCAGCTTGCTTTTTTGTTTATAAGTTTTTGGATCATTCAACCCGTATTTTTTAGCTGTTTCGATGTACTTTTTCTCGCCTCCGATTGCCTTAGCAAAAGCCTTGACATCTACTGGCTTTCCTTTGATGTTACTGGAATCTCCAAAAATAGGAATTCCAAACATATATTTTAATATCATTTCGACGGCATTACCATACATTCTCAAGAAACTTTCGTTGAGCATGTCTTCATTTTTTTTCATTTCTTCTAAATCTATTTCAATATTTTGCATTATTTAATAATCTCCATAATTAATTACCCGAATCCGCCTTTTTTGGGTTCTCCGGGGGGTGTCTCTTTGATCTTTTCCTCTTTTTTCGGTGGAGTGGCCGGGACCGGGGCCGGTTTCGTTGTTGGTTTGGGGGCTTTGTTCTTGGATTTTTTTGAAACTGTTTTTGGTGCCTTTCCAGATGCGTCAGTAGTAGACTCATAATAAAATTTTACCTCTCCCTCGATGACATCTGAATCCCCGTATTTAATATCTCCAAGTTTATAACCGATCGGTTGAACTCTATAATAACCAAGCGTGCGCACTATTTCTCCCGATGAATTATAGAAATATATTTTAATATTTGACTTGTGGATCAATCCGGCTCTGGCTTCGAAGGAGGCTGGAACTTTGGATTTTATGGGAGTTGCCCAATATCCCTGAACCATTCTTGGAATATCCCCCATTAGCCTCGGTGTCATAATTAATTTTAATGAAAGCTCTCCCAGATCAGCACTGGTTCCTTGTATATCGCTCTCTAAACTCAGCTTGGCGGAAATGTTCTCATATTGTAATTCGAATCCTGGCAAGTCGACTGATGAAATCAAATGAGTCGGGATCCTATAGGATCTTAACTTCCCTTCAGGGATAGTGGTTTTGGGGGTGGATATAATACTCGGATATATCCACAAATTTGTAACAACTCGATAACGATATTTTTGAAGTGGTTCAACATCTTTATCAGTCCAAAAAGCCATGGTAATCTTCTCCTCGTATTATAAATAGTAAAAAACCAAGAAATATCTATTATCTCTTGGCTTTCGATGATTTTTTCATCTGATCATTTTCTTTTTGCATCTGATCTGATAGGCGCTGTAAGAACCAGCGGCGAATTTTAATGGGAAGATTATATGCTTCGATGAAACTCCACCCCCCATGGTATTTCATCAAAAAGAATTCTTCATAAACAGATTGGATATATTCATCACTTAGGCCAAAAAAAGTCCGTAGTGAACGGCACCTCCAGATCCGTTCCATAATTACAAGAAGAGCATTCAAACTCTTGAGTCATGTCAATGTTTGGAATATTTTTCTCGTAGATCGCGCGCAGATGTTTTGAATCTCGGGCTGGCATAACTTCTATAAACTCTCCAATTAAATTTCTTGTTTCAATTCCATTAGCAGAAACAATGATAGCTTTCAGCATATCCGTAAGTTTTGTTTCTGGTAGGTTTTTTCTCTTTTTTGATTCTTGTAAGCGAGCCATATACATCTCATCCTTTCCAGTCATCGGGCGCATCTCAACTTGAACTCCTGTAATTGGAGTAGTTATCATAAGAGTGCCATTTTCTGTCCAAGATGCATCTTCCGCGTCTTCATTAAACACTTTTATTTGCACATCGGAAAGATCAAACTCATAATCAGAGGATGTCATACACGCTGGACATACAACCTTAGTTGAATATTCTGCGCCATATCCATTAATTCTAGCCGCAATGAGGATAGCATTTCTATCCCCCGATAGTAACCCATCAGTTCTTACCGACTTATCAATAATAATATTCTTAAGAAATCTCTCAATTGCAATACCTTGTTTAATAAGTGTTTTAGAAGAAAGAATATCTTCCTCCTTCGCTGTCATATATTTAATTTCAATACTTTCCACACCACATAGAGGATGATCCCCTGGATAGCAGCGCCCCTGTGAAGGAAGCTCTACGAACTCTGTTGGTGTTGCGAAAGATAACCCCTCAGATTGTGACTGCATTGCTGCTGCAATGGAATCATCCGAGGGGGTTTCAGTAGCGCCTAGTTCTTTGCCTAGTCTACTGCCACTATTTCTAGCCAATTTTCACCTCTTTTTTTATAAATTTATTTAACCAGTAGATTAATTGCTATTACTTTTTCTTTTTGTCCGTCCCCTGGTCCGAGCCGTGTGGGAAGTACTCGGCCGTCGGTGATGTCATCGAAGCCCAGTCATATCTAAATGTCATCGTAATTTCCGACAAATCTTCGGAAGTATAATCCAAGTCGCCAAAAGCAAGCTTGATTAAAAAAGCATTATTCAATGTCCAAGTTTCTTTGGCTTCACCTTCGGCGTCTACTTGTTTAATTACTACATCAAATGATTTCGATTTTTGTATTGACTTCATCCCCCCCTCTTGGGTCAGGGCGCCAGAAGGGCCGACATAACCCATCTTTTTCAAAATCTCAAGGGTGCCAGCCGCTGCATCTGGACTGATCGGATCTGTTAAAACAAGGGAAATTTCATTCCACTCAACTGTTCCGGGAAAATAAAACTTATGTTGCATAAAGTTGACATCTGCCGTATTGACTGTAATCTCTGGCTTGTCAACTGTCTTTGCAAACCAGATTATACTATCTAGAGCAGGCCCCACTGCCTCGCCGTGAAGACTAACCGTAAATCTATATTTTCTTTTCGGGTCGACGCCCTTGCTTGTCCAAAAATTATCAGCCATTTTTTTAAAATCTCCTGCTTACACTATATATAGTAGTTAAAATCATTTTTAATCCGCGAAATCCGCGCCTTGATTCGTAATAATGAAGTCAAGCGCGATGTATTCAATCGCTTTAGCCGGCTTCAAGTAAATCTTGGCGTACACGATATTTCGGTCAACCAAATCTGGTGTAGTTGTGGTGCTATCCAAAATTAATTTGAAATCACTTAATCCGAGTCTCGTCTGGACGCTCGCCAGGAAGGGTACTGCTACAGCTTTAAACCTGTCCCAAGTAACCTCTAGGTTCTGGTCAAACAAGATTCCGTTGGCGAATATTGAAATTTGCTTCTTAACATAAATCAGCATTCTCCTAACATTAATTCTATCCAGTGCAGATGGTGTTGCTTGAAGCGTTTTCTGTCCAAAGATTACAATTCCCTCATTCGGGAAAGAAGCAATTGGATTGATATTCGCATCGTAAAGTTTATCTCTATCCTTAGAAGTTAATCTTTGACTTACATTCAAGACCGGAATACCAGCGGAGCCTTGACTCAAGCCACCTCTATTGAATCCAGCAGGAGCAAACCATACTTCCGACTGTGCTTCTGAAGAAGCCATAGTTCCCAAGGCGACCACAGAAGGTGGCACCCAGAGCCGGTTATTAGAAGTAACTGTATCTTGAATTTGGACCCATGGATAGTAGGTACATGCGTAAGAAGTATTAATCTGCCTATTTTCTAAATCAATGATTGCTTGCTTAACCGATGTTGCGGCGCGTGCTGTTCGATCTGAATAGGCGGTTGAAGTTTCTGTGAAAGGTGTATATACATTGTCTATATCAATGATTCCCAATGCATCCGCGCGATCTTCGCAGACCTGCAACACATGATTCGTAATAGTATCATTAGTTATTCCTGGAACCGTAATTATATTACAAGCGACGGCTTCCGGGTCGGAAACGATGCTTACTCCCTCTCGGAGAGTGTTCAAAGCATAGTTTGTTGAAAGGGTGGCCGATGTCATTCCGGCGTTCCTAAAAGGTTCAACCTCAAGAATATCTAATCCGTCAAATCCACCAGCGAGGGGAGAATTAAATCTCACCCAGCCATCGTCGATAATATTTTTCCAACTTCCGGTGGCAGAATATGAAGTCCCGCCGGCGCGGCTTCCGGAAAGCCAATAGACGTAGTTCTTGTCAAGCGGCTTAACGAGGTCGTCCAAGGAGAATATCCATTGTGGGGTTCTTTGAGCCGTGGCTATCGCCCCTAGTGGATATACATAATCTGGATATCCAGTACCGGGCTTATCGCTTGAATAAAAAGTAGTATTTTCAAGATAGGCCGAAGCATTCAGTCCGAAGTAAGCATTTGTCTGATCTGTCAGTGCTCCAGCAGATGACGAAACTCTCAATTGGCTTTCGGGGAAAATTAAATTAGCTATATAATCCCCAAGAGAGCCTGTATTGATATTATCACCATCGCCATTCGGTTTATCCTCTGGGCCCTCTGATCCAGTTTCCAGAACTGCCGCGAAAGAAGAGCCGACAGATCCACTTGCTATGGTAACATCAATGATCTTGTCGGGCCCGTATACACCAAAGGGTACCAATACGGGGTCAGCAATACCATTTCTAACCGTGTCGTCTACTTCGACTCTAACATATTTAGAGGCATTATCATACTCACCATATTCTCTTAAAATGGTTTCTTCCTGATCCCATACTCTATATTTGTCGCCAATCTTCTTGGAAACATAATTATCTGAAAGAGGATTCAAGTCACAATTTGAAAACCTTTCGACTATTTGTGGACTACTATCTGTATCGTTGGCCTTTCGAAGAACAACTGTAAACGACCCATAAGGGTGAGTACCCGTAGTATCTCTGGAATATGTCAAATCTTGAATGGCTACTTTCAAATTATCCTGAACCCACTTACCCGGCTCCAGCGCGTGCACTTTGAAAAGCTTTTGCATCTGGCCGGCTGTATAAGAGCCAGTGACTGTACTAACATCTTGAGAAAAATACCATCCCGTAGAGGCCCTTGAGGCATCTGTTCTATAGTGCGACTTTGTATTATTATCAAATGGCAAGATAAGGCCGTAAGAGTTAGTTGCTAATTCGCCCGTATCCAACTTCTTTTGGATGAAGGATTCATAACTCTCACCAAGCCAATAAAAGTTTTCTCCGCGTGCAAAGGAACTATCAGGAATAATTGGGCCCGCTGCTTGCGGGTTTGTATTGAAAACATTTCGAATAAATGTCTTAGATCCTGGATCAAAATTGAATGTTGTTCTGTAAACAACATCGTCGTCCGGATTCTTAATATATGCGGTATAATCTGGTCCGGAGCTTGCTCCCACATCCGCAGATGGATTAATAAGAACACCGATTCCGCCTATATCTGGTGTTGTGGTGCCGGCGAGAGTACCGGAAAGCGCGATGGCACTGCCCGTAGGGATGTACCAAATTGCGGCCAAATAGCCATTTTTTGTAGGTGCAGTGTCTCCGGAGGCAGAAGGATTACATAGAAATAGTCCATAAGCCCCTCCATTTGCTAACACCGAGGTGTCAAGATCCGCAGTTCCCCAGCCTGCGGCGCCTGTATCTCCCGAAGCGTCTTCATTTGCCATTCCAGCTAAACGAACAACAGTAATAGCATCAACACTGTTTCTCAAATAAGCTTGAGCGGCATAAGATGTATATGTCGGACCTTGATAGTTTCCGTCTCTCCACACATCCCCAGTGGCCTTCCCCGGAACTGGATTTCCAAATATATCAACAAAGTCTGAAAAAGAGTTGATTTTTACTGGCTCCATTGCCGGTCCTTGTGGCAGGCGGCCGATGACTACTGGCCCTGCATCTCTATTAACCTGCGGAAGCTGGGAATTATCAATTTCCTTAACAAAAACACCGGGAGATACAAATTTAAATTTTTTAACTGACATCTAAGGGATTCTCCTCTAAATCTAGATTACTTTATCACATAATAAATAGTTCATTGAATTGCGAAAGCCTCAATTAATATTTTAAGAAACCACTTTGAAACTCATTAATCCCTTTCGAGATTTAATACACTTGGCGCTCAACTGGAACCTTGCTTCCACTTGACCGAATATTTCCCTCTCTTCTGTGAGTGTGACAATCTCAAAGAAAGAGGAGCCATACTGTATATAGTCTCCTTCTCTTACATAAAGGTCTTGATCTTCAAATAATCTTCTTTCATGAAATCTCACAGTTAAAGAGTAGGTTTTATCAAGACCATAATTTTCTGTGGCTGTTTCTATTCCGTCAAATTCAACCAGAACATATACTCTAACGGGCGCCAGGAAGCACTTTTCTATCGCCTCACCATAAAGTGGATGAAAATTTGTTCTCTCCATGGAAAGCGGGAAATAAGTTATAGCCTGTCCAATGACGCGCTCCATAAGCTCATCATTAACCTGCTTTACGAGGTCTCTTTCTTTTTCTCCAAGAAAAAGAGGTGGCGGCGGATTTGAAGGTTTTTCCCATTTGTTCTCAGCCATAATTAATAATCCTTTTTGTCACCTATTACTACTCTTTCTCTTACAAATTTGAATTCAACAGCACTTTCCCTAATTGTAACTTTTGGCTGCTCATCATTTTTGTTGGCCCCCATTAAATATCCTAATATTTTTAAATCTATCGTAGTTTGAAATTTTCTTTCTTCTTCTCCCAAATTAGAAATGTTATTTTCTAGGCCAAATTCACCTTGAATAAAACCCTCAAACCTGTGACCATCTTTATTAATAAAGAAATTATTTATTTGTCCCGTAGAGGTGATAAATGGTGTAAAAATTTCATTCATCTGTTGTTGATATTCGGTTGTAATCGTAACTTTATAATTTGCCACAACATAGGTTGGCAAAGGCATCGTTATTGTTTCATAAACGACTTTTTTATTATCGAAAGGATAAGTCGATTGATTAAATCTTCTTCTTGCGTCTTTATTAGCAAAATTTGCTGTTTTCTCCTGCTGGATTCTTCTTGCAACAGTAAGAGTTCCTCCCTTTGGATCATTTTGGCGAGCGATATGAGACCATGCGACACCTTTCATAGAGGGATCTTTTGTTAAAGATGCCCTCTCTACACTCATCACCGGAAACGTAAAAATATCATCCAGATTGCGCAACTCTTTATTTTCTTTTATTTGAAAGGCTCTTTCGGGCATTGACCATATAATAGGTACCTTCTTCCATCCATCATTTGTTGTACAAAATATGTTTAATTCTTCATTCAGCCATTCAT